CCCCCCCCCTCCGCGTTTTATTCAGTTTTGTGCTCCTGTTGATTGTGAACGTAACCTCCACTAAAGCGAAATTTCACCCTTATTCACATACAACCCATAACTCGCATTTTCGTAGGACAGGAAAAAACCCCTTATAAGAAGAGAACCACCATAATTTATAGAGTTGTAAGGTTGTTTGATCGCATGAGCACACCGAGCGATGCAGCAAGCAGTGAAAAGAACACGGGAAATACCGGAAAATTCCGTCTCTCAGCCAGTGATATTCTGCTCACCTACCCCCAATGCGATGCAAGCAAGGAAGAGCTTGAACGTCATCTGCGAAACGTTTTTAAAGACTTTACCGCGGCCGCCATTTGTCGTGAAGTACATCAAGATGGACACCCTCATCTACACGCAATTGTGCACCTCTCTAAGCGGTGTAATCTTCACTCTTCACGTACGCTGGATTTTCACGACGGACGAGGACGGATATTTCATGGAAACTATCAGCCTGCCAGGAATAGCAACGCCAGTCTCAACTACGTGGAAAAGGGAGGCGATGTACTCTATTGCGGAGGGTCAATGGAAGACGTGCGTCGATCGTTTCAGAATCGCCTAGCACCAAAGGAAGCGGGTAAGAAACGCATCAACGAATGTTTTCAACAACTCTTATCCGGAAAAACGGTCGCCCAGATACTACGGAACGAAGAACTTCAGGGGTGCATGATTATGCACCGGAAGAACCTGGAGGCTGCAGTGGCTGTAATAACCACCGAAGAAGCATTGAAGAGGCACTTGAAGTTCGAGACCGCCAGTGGTCCAGATGGATCGCCGAGTCAAGCTATCGCGGCATGGCTCAACCAGAACTTGAATCAAGTCCGCCCCTTTGGTGCTCAGCAGATGCTATTAACCGGCCCGACTGGTATTGGGAAATCGCATCTGCTGAAGACACTGGAGCCAGCCCTGAGAATTTTCTACTTGAACATGAACGAAGATTGGATGGATGGCTATGACGACGACTTATACGACCTCATAGCCATCGAAGAGTTCCATTCTCAGAAAACTCTCCAGTTCATGAATCAGCTTCTAGACGGCCAACCGATGCCGTTGAAAATACGGAACGGAAACGGTGGTAAACTGAAGAGGAAAAATCTACCTATCATTATAACTAGCAACTTCGGTCTCAACGAACTATACCCGAAAGTCGATCAAATGAGAAAAGCTACATTTGTCCGAAGAGTTCAAGAGGTGTACGCGCCCGATCGCTTGGAAATAACTATCAAATTGATCCCAAGGGACCAAATCGATGTTATCATCCCGGGCGCCGCGGCCACCCCCCCTGAAGCACAACCCGTTCAAGAGGCACAGCCGGTGCTCGATGTGCCTGAACGCCCTTTTAACCGATGGAGATCGAGAGTCATCGAAGTGAACGAAGAAGACGAGACGGAATGTCTGGATGGAAGCGAGCTCGTGTAGGCCCAGAGGGTGCTGCTGCTTCTACCATTCAACGTGCATGGCGAAGGTTCAAGGGGAAGCAGGCTCTGTCGAACTTGGTGGCACTGCGACAGGCGCGATCAGATCTGGAAGCAGGAGCGATGCCGGGATACAAACGACAAACCGTCGTCGTCGCACGCGCCGGAGAACTCAAAGGAATGGACACAAACCTCGATACCGCGATCGGGACCATTATTGACACTACGAACACCAATGCCGGAATAGCCGTCCTTAACCTCGTCCAACCAGGGACTGGATCTTGGAATCGCGTCGGACGGAAAATCGTTCCTTCATCTGTCCGATGCTATGGGACGCTCACCACCGAATTCAACGCATCCGCCACGTTGGGAAACTGGGTCGGAAACTGGATCCGTCTCATTGTGGTCTGGGACCAGCAACCCAGCGGTACATTGCCAACGTTCGCAGACATTTTCGGCGGGACAGTCCAGGACGGAACCGAATCCTCGTCGGTTATGGACCCGCTTCGATACGACAACATGGACCGGTTCAAGGTACTCCGTGACGTCCGATTGACGATTGACCCGTCCATTGCCCCCCTCGCAAGCGGCACTGCCAACGACCTCCGTCTTCAAACAAACTTCGACTTCATGGTACCCTTGAAAGGGGTCGAAACGGTGTATTCCGGTCAAAGTGCCCCCCAAACGATCGCAGATATCAGTACCGGTGCACTCTACTTTATCGCGCGTTCTATGCAAGACCTTGCCAACAACTGCACAACGCAAATCGCCGACGGACGCGCCCGTCTCCGCTATAGGGATCCTTGAGATTAAACCTCGAATAGCCATGCACCCCCACCACAGCCCCCTTCGGAGGCACAAGCACAGCGTGGGTCTGGTAATATTAACAGACCCACGCTGTGCCTACCGGCCCACAAAAAGAGGCCACGAAAGGAAAGGGGCCAAAAATGTTCCGTTGGAAAAGAACGAGAGAGTCTACCGACGAAGAGGAGCAATCCGGAGTTCTGTTCCAGGAGCCGCCCGAACTTAAAGGAGTTGACACCGATGTCGGAACGCTCCTTGGAAACATCATAACATCAACAAACACCGACGACGACATCGCAGTCCTCAACCTCATCCAACCGGGAACCGGAGCCTGGAACCGAATCGGACGAAGAGTCCACCTGGTCTCGATCCGCGTCACGGGTCTGGCATTCTGGGCATGCCGACCCTTAACCACAACAGGGAACCTCGACGCAAACGTGCTCCGAATGGTTCTGGTCTGGGACGCAGAACCGACCGGAGCAAAACCCCTGTTCTCAACCGTATTCGGAAAAACAACACAAGACGGGACGGAAAGCACCGATATATTGGATTCGTTGAAATACGCAAACATGGACCGTTTCAAAATACTCCGGGACGTGAAGATGTGCTTCAACCCGCAATTCTTCAACGCGGCTGCGCTTTCAACAAACCGGATCCAAGAACTAAGAGATTTCGATATTTCTGTCCCGTTAGAACACCTATGTCTCGAAACAGTGTACTCCGGACAAAGCTCCCCGCAAACCATCGCAGACCTGAATTCCGGCGCACTATACCTCATAGTGAGAGCCACATCGGCGGTGTCAAACGATAACATCATCCAACTTAATAGATGCACAGCCCGATTGAGATTTAGAGACAATTAACATTAAAAGGAGTGCTGTGTCAGAAAATCTAAGGCGTCGGGGAACCCCCTAAAGGGGGCCCCCCCCCTCCGCGTTTTATTCAGTTTTGTGCTCCTGTTGATTGTGAACGTAACCTCCACTAAAGCGAAATTTCACCCTTATTCACATACAACCCATAACTCGCATTTTCGTAGGACAGG